GGATTTAAATTCTAATATGACTATTGATCTTAATAAGTATGTTGAGTTCGTCAATACAACCACATCAAAACCAAGCAAAGAATTTCCTGAGTTTGCCGATCGTCTTAATGATCTCAAAATCCAAGGATTTCCTACCGAGCGATTGCTTACTGCTGCTGTAGGAATGTCTGCTGAGGCAGGTGAGTTTACTGAGATTGTAAAGAAGATTGTCTTTCAAGGTAAACCAGTAAACGAAGAAAATCTATTTCACCTGAAGCGTGAACTTGGAGATATTATGTGGTATGTTTCTCAGGCGTGTCTTGGACTTGATATTTCTATTGAAGAAGTAATCCAAATGAATTTTGAGAAACTGAGTGCTCGTTATCCTGAGGGTGCTTTTAGTATTGAACGTTCTGAAAATCGTAAGGAGGGAGACCTGTGACTAAAGAAAAAGAAGTAACAATTAAAATGGATGCTCGTGCTGCCGCAGCAGTTCGCCAAGTTCTATTTGATTCGCAAAAAGGATATACTTACAATGAGGCAAGTGTTCCTCCTCGTGTAGTTGATATTCGTTCGGTGATTCAAGATCTTGATGATAGTATTGAATCTGTTCTTGGTGCTTGACCCCTTTGGGGTCTTTTTTTATAAATAACTAGAAAGTATTTGTAAAAATGGACTCTAAAGAACTGCGTGGTTTATGCGAAGCATATTCTGAAGTTTATGCTCCTCAACAGATTGATGAACTCTCCAATCGTAAGTTACGTGCTTATATTAAAAAGTCGGATAAAAGTCATACCGAACTAAACAAAAAGTGGGACCAAGGAACCGCAACTTATCAGGACAAATATAAATCTATTAATCGTGAGCGTGGCCAGCAGAGAGCACTTGATACTTTAGAAAAGAGGGCAAGAAAAGAAGACCTTGATATCTTTGATGTAGTCCTTGAGTTCCTCCAAGCAGAAGGATTTGCAGAAACTCTGGAAGAAGCAGAGTGGTTGATGGCAAATATGATTGATGAGGAAGCGATTGATATTATTCTTGGTGAAGGTAATCCTATTGCAAGATTTTTATCCAACAGAAAACATAGACTGAGAGATACTGAAAAAGGTCACGAAGATATAATGCGTCGTAATAAAGAATATCAAACTAAAGGAAAGGGACCTGGAGGATATAGAAATAAGGGTGCTGGTAGAGTAGAGAAGGTGAGAGAAGAGTATGTTGACGAAGCAATCTATAGCGAAAAGGGTAAAGCAAAAGCAGCAGAAATGATCGCTGCTCGCAGCACTCCTTCAGGTAGAGCAAAGTCTGGTAAAGGTGCTGATGTTGCTCACATCAGACAAATTCGTGGTTCTGGTAGAGGCGACTTTGATAGAGAAGGTCTTGGTGGAACTCCAATGACTCCAACCATGGCTAAAAATCCAATTAAGAAACAGAACTATATTGGAACTGGAAACAAAGCAGCAAGAAGAGCAGCAGCACTTAAGAATGAAGAGTTTGAACTTTGGGTAGATGCTCTGGTAGAAGAGGGTTATAATCTCTCTGGATACACTTGGGATGAGATGTTTGAGATTTATCTGGATGAAGCACAAGAGGCTCGCAATAACCCTGAGAAGTATGAAAGGGAGCAGAGCAAAAAGTATGCTCCTGCTCGTGGAGAAAAAACTCCTATGCCTCCAAGAGGAAACAAGCGTAGAGAGGACTTTGAGAAGTGGTATGCTAAGCAAATGGGTCGCTGATAGATAAACGCGAAAGTTTTTCTAACCCGCTTGACTTTTTGTTGAGCGGGTTTTATAATGTCTTTTATTGGGGTGTTCGTATAACGGTTATTACTCTGGATTTGCATTCCAGCAATAAGGATTCGATTTCCTTACACTCCATTATAAATAGAGAGTAGTAGAGTTGCTATTCCAAAATGGGCAAAAAAGTTTATGACTGGTCTATAATATCTGAGGATTATAATTCTGGATTGGGATATAGAGATTTGCATAAAAAGTATGGTATTAGTGCCGGTGCGATTGCAAAGGCTAAGAAAAGAGGAGATATAAAATCAAGAACTATAAGCGAAGGTCTTAAAGTTCGTTATGCAAATAATCCAAGAGAGTTGAGTGATTTTGGAACTCACAGATTATGTAAGTGTTGTAATCAAACAAAGAAAATTGAAGAGTTTAGAGTTGCAAATAAAGGAAGGCAAAATTATTATAGATGGATGTGTTTTTCCTGTGAGAGAGTTGTATTAGATAAAAGAAGAGATGATTATAAAGAAGAATATCTAAACTACAAGAAAACTTTGTCTTGTAACAGATGTGGAAATAATGATTATAGAGTTCTTCAATTTCATCATACAAATTCTGATAAAGAATTTAATGTATCTTCTAAAATAGGACAGAGAAAACTTTCCTCTTTAATGAAAGAAATTGGTAAATGTGAAGTGTTATGCGCTAACTGTCATTTTATAGAACATTATGGGGAATAAAATAAATAATTAAAAAGTATAAGTAAATGGCATTTGAACCATCGGAAGGATTATATGCTGGTTTATCATTTGTTTCTACTGCCGACTTGAATGCAGCAAAAAATGATACTGATAAATTTAAGCAACTATACTTTGTTGCTCTTGAAAATTTAAAGAGTGATAAAGTACTAGATGCTGCTGGAAATGCAACAAAAAATGGAATGATCAAAATCATTGATCTTGATACATCTTCAAAAAGTCCGCAAGACATTTATGGAGATCTTGCTGCATCAATATCTGCAGTTCTGGGAACTAGGCAAAAACTTAAGAAAGATAAAATTCCATCAAAAGTATATCTTACTGGTAATAAATGGCATCCTGATGTTGAACCTTTTAAAGTTAAAGCATTTGGAATGGCAGATTATAATTCATCTGATGTTATTTTAAAATTAAATGGTAATGACTTTGTTGGTATATCTTTAAAAAAGAAACCAAAAGCAAATTCAGCAAGTCCCACGCTAATTAATAATGCATTCTCGGCATATATTGAAGGACCTCAGTTTAAATCTACAAGAGATAAACTGAATGATCATAGAATTAAATTTTTTGCCCGAGTAATTAAAGAAGCCTGCGGTCCAGGCGGCCCATTGGAAAGATTTGCTCTTTCCGGAAACAAAAATATCTCTAGTTTGAATCCAAACAACAAAGCAGATGCAAAATCTCTGTGGGACATGCGTGTTATTAGGAAGAAAGATGGAAAACCAATTCCTTTAATTAACTTGAAATCAGAGTCTGATTTGAAAGATCCAAACGGTTTAATTAAGCAATCTGGCAACGATCCATCTCAAGAAAGTTTTAGAGATTTTGTAAATAAAAAACTTCAAAGTACAGGTAATACACTAAATCCACTCTATCAGGGATTTCTTGATATTATGAATCAGGATGATGTAAAAGATAATCTTGCTGATGTTCTTCTGACTAGAGTATTAAAACTTAATTTATTAGATGTTCTGGATACTTGGGATAAGTATGAGTTTGGATTTTATCTAACGGAGGGTGTTGGCACAGTAGATAAGAATTTATCTCCTAATATAGGAAGTGCAAATGTTCTAAATGTTCATAGCATTATGATTGCTATGGCAAAATTATCGAGACAAGAAACCAAGATGGTTTTAGATAAACAAAAAACTTTATCTAAAAATGCAGCCAAGGTTTTCTTTACCTTATCGAAAGGAGACACTCCTATTTTAGATATTGAATTAAGATATAAGGGAGATTTTGCTGCTTTCCCGCAATTTTTTGCCGGAATTACTCCAGAATTTAAAGATTTAATCAAAATGGGCGATACTGGCATTTAATAAATATAAGTATATCAACACAAAATATGAAAAGTTTTCTCAATTTTCTATCTGAAGCAAAAGAGTCGCAGGCAGCAATGCAAGCGAAAAAACTTGGTCTGAAAGGTGACGGCCATGGTGGATGGATTGACCGCACAGGCAAAGTTGTTGCAAGAACAGAAAAGGGAAAACTTAAATTCACTGATGGTCGCCAACCAAAAGGCGAAGAGGAACCTGCAGCAGAAAGACAACCAACTGCTGCTGCTCCAAAACCAACTAAAGCAGCACAGGCACCTGCACCTCAATCTCAAGCAGCACCCGGACAAGAACCTGAAGAAGAACCTTCGGAAGAACTACCACCACTTACTATTGTTTTTGGTCGCTTCAATCCACCAACAGTAGGACACGATAAACTTCTCAAGTCAGCAAAGAGAATTTCTGCTGGTGGAGACGTTAAGATTTATCCATCAAGGTCTCAAGATCCAAAGAAAAATCCTTTAGATCCTGATTCTAAAATTTCTTATATGAAGAAAATGTTCCCTGATTTTAAGGAGAACATTATTAATGATGATCAAATGAAAACTATTTTTGATGTTCTTGTTACTGCTAACCAAGAAGGATATACTAATGTAAATATCGTCGTTGGATCTGATCGCCAGGCAGAGTTTGAGAATCTTGCACAAAAGTATAATGGAGAACTATACAACTTTGATTTAATTAGAGTTGTATCTGCTGGTGTAAGAGACGCTGATGCTGAAGGTGTAGAGGGAATGTCTGCATCTAAGATGAGAAAGGCAGTAATTGATGATGACTTTGATTCTTTCCGTAGAGGAACACCAAAAACTCTTGATGATGGAGATACTCAAGCACTCTTTAATGCAGTTCGTCAAGGAATGCAGGTTAAGAAATCAAAAGTAAAGAAAGAAAGTTTTGCATTATGGGAGATTGCTCCAAAGTATGATATGAGAAATCTTCGTGAGAATTATGTAAGAGGGAAGATTTTTAGAATTGGAGATAAGGTTCAAAACCTTAATACCGGTTTGATTGGTGAAGTAATGCGTAGAGGAACCAATCATTTAATCTGTGTGACTGAAGAAGGATATATGTTTAAGTCTTGGATTAAAGATGTGATGGAATATACTGAAGTTAAAATGGATAGTATGTACAGAGAACCAGGAAAACCAAACACACTTGCTGGAACAACTGGATATCTAAAGTATGCAATGAAGCAAACTCCAGGATCTACTCTGGGTAAGGAAAATATTCAGCAAGGTGGTAGAGCATTTTTAGACAAATTTATAAATAAGTATAAGAAACAAAAAGTAAGTGCTTAATTAAGATGTCTACTAATCCTCTAAATGATATTTCCAAGGTTTATTTGGAGCAAGTTGTTGAATCTGCAGTTCCTGGAAAACCAGCAGAAAGACTTGGTGCTGTGACTGCGATTCCTAAATCAGAGCAAGAGGCAGCAAGAGAGAGACTGCTTGCAAAGACAGCAGCAAAACGTGCTAAGATGAAGGAAGAAAATGAGATTGATGAAGCAGTAAAAGGTACTGATCCTGAAATGAGAAGAGCAGCATCGGCAGAAAGAAGATCTGGTGATAAGAAACTTGCTCCTTCCACAGGAAAAGGATATGCCGACCAACAAAAGCAATCAATTGCTTACATGGATAAAGTTACAAAGAAGAATAAGAACATTGTTGGATTGGTAACTAAGGAAGGACTAGATCCTGTAGGTAAAGAAGATAAAGATATTGATAATGATGGCGATCACGATAAGTCAGATAAGTACCTCTTGAATCGTAGAAAGGTCCGTTCAAAAGTAATCACAAAAGAAGGATATTCAAATTGGAGAGAAGATCTTTCTGAAGTTGCAGAATATATTTCTAAAGATAAAAATGATGAAAAAATTACTGAAAAGACAGTAAAAAATAAAATTAAAATTAATCCTAATATTGGTGAAGCTGTAGAGAACCTTGGCGGAACTCTACTTGAGATGGTAGAGGTTGATGAAGTTGATTATATTGTAGAAAGTGTTTATGATGAACTTCTGGATGAAGGTTATGGTGAAGATGATATTGAAGAAGCACTTGAATATGCTCTAACTGAAGCAAAAGTAACTTTTGGTCACGACACTGCTACTCCTGAAAAGAAAAGAGGTAGTTTATTAGTAGCAGCAAAACAAAAACTTGCTGGTGTTAAAAAGGCAGCAAAACAAGCAGTAGCAACTGGAGCAAGAAAGGTTGCTAAAGGTGCATTAGGTGTTGCTCGTAAAATGGAAGGTGGGGATAAAAAACCAGCAACTGTAGAAAGAAAACCTTCAACCTATCGTGGTGCTGGTGCAGGTCAAAAGGAAAAGGTAAGTAGTGGTTCTTACACTGCTCCAACCAAAAAGAAAGCAGAAAAACCTTCTGACCCTTGGGAAGGTAGCGAAACAACTCCATCAAAAGCAAAGAAGAAAGCAGCAGCACCAAAAGCAAAGACCACTAAAGTAAGTGGTGGAACTGCTAAGGCACCTGCAAGAAAGAGGAAGTCGAAATTAGATGACCTCCTTTCTTCTGTTAGAAGCGA